TTCGACCTCGACCTTGCCAACGGCAGCGAGACCACAGATCATCTGCACATAGTCGATTAGTTCCTGGTCACCGCAGAAAATGGTGTTCAGGCAGTCGAGCCAGATCTGTTTGCCACGGTCGCCGGGAGAAACGGTGGTAGTTTTGGTAATAAAGTCCTCCGGCGAATGTTCCTTTGCACCCGCCACACCCAGACGGAGGTCATAGGTGGCATCCGGGGTACAAAGCAAATACGGGTTGGCATCCAAGTCCTGTGGGGTGATTTCCAACATGGGGCGGGATTCCTTCAGCGTGGCGGTGATATTCTTGGATGCACGGCGCTGAATGACATAGGACTGATACGCCTTTGCAGCGAGGAAGGCTTTGTAGGCTTCCATCTGTTCCTCGTTCATCATGCCTTCGGCTTTGGCTTTGCTGTTGTTTTCCATGATTTCCTGTGCGCCGCAAGCCTTCAGCGTAGCAAGGGCGGCAAGCATATCGGAAGATGCCTCTGCAAGCTGACGGCGGGTCAGTTCATGGGCAACAGCCTGTGCGCCGGGTTCGGTTTCCTGCCAGTACCGGCCGTTGTAACGGATGTAGTGGGTTGCCGGAGAATAACGCAGTTCCCCGGAGAAGTGCTTTGCCAGAACCTCTGCCTGTCCTACATCGGAGAAATCGTCCGGTTTATAGGACGTATCATCGTTGTATAATTCGGGAGGAACATATCCGTCCTGCTGCTGAACCTTGGCATAGAACTTCTGGGCGGAGTGCCATATGGTCATCAGTTCCTGCTGTTCCAAGGGAGGATTGCACTTGTCGGCTTCCTCCATGAAGCACTGGAAAGCGGTGTCGTTGTCACCATATTTTTTGATGACGCGACCGGCAAAGCGGGACATGGTAGCATTACGGCTTCCTTCGGGAATGACCTGTGTGCCGCCGTGAGAACCACCGGGCATATCCGCATCAAAATCCTCTGCTGACAGATACTCACTTAAGGTCATTTCACCAGGGTACAGTTCGACCTCTGGGTTCGCCGTTCCGAAAAAGAAACGGGCAGCATCCAGGGCTTTGGTATCGAAATACGGAAAAATGGTATTGACCAGTTTCTTCATTTCGCTGTATGCGGCGGCGTCCGTCATGTACTCAATGGGAAACAGGACATGGAACTTGGGACGAGCGGGTTTGCCGTTTTTCTCACGCATATGAAAGCGGCTGTAGTGAACGGCAAAGGTAATGCCGGGGAAAGCCGCCTGGACATCTGCCGGAGTGACCCAATCGGCAGGGTTCTCGGAGTGGTCATTGTCACAGTCCACGGGCAGGCAGTCCGAGCCGAGGAAATTATCGCCGTTGCGGTAATTGTTCATGTACTCGGCGCAGACATAGTCGCGGCTGACCGCTTCCGCAAAACTGGCAGGATCGGTCACCTCGACTTTGTGGGGATAGGAGCAGTTGCTTGGGGCATTGATGAAATCTGCACTATACAATGTGAACATCAGTCATGCACCTCCTTGGCACCGTCCTCCAGTGCTTTTGTGATAAACTTGAGCGCACGGATCATGGTCTCCAGTTCACAGTCGCCGCCGAGGAACAGTTCAAAACCTTCATCACCGTCTCGCCCCAAGAGGTTGACACGGATATCGGTAGAACCCATATCCTCAATACGGATATAGGCGCGGCTACCGTGACCACTGTCGCCACCCTGGAATCCGTTGGTGCCTGCTTCGACTTCCAGGACATTGGCGCTGTAAATTTCTCTGGTGTAGGTGGTGATTTCCTTACCGTACACTTTTCTGGTTCCTTCAGTTATTGCAAACATGGTGTACCTCCTCGCAGGTTTCAGTAAAATAACGCAAGCGGTAGTTCTTCCACTTGGCACGGTTGATCTCTGCTTCCATTCCGGCAGAGATGCGACTACCAAACACCCAGACTTCGGAACATTTGCTCATGAGGGCGTTGCCGAAGAACAAACCAAGCTGCCGTTCCTTGGGGTTGGCATCATTCAGAAATTGCGGAAACAGTAGGTGCGGTGCTATGGGGATATAGCCTTTTTCCACCGCAAAGCGGCTGTATCCCTGGGCGGCCTTCACATTTTTCTCAATCTCTCCGGCATAGGGAGAGCAGATATACACGATAGGCCGAAATGCACGAAGCGCCCGTACCTCTTTTTCTACGGTGGACATAGCTTCGTATGCGGTTGGGTCGTAATAACCCTCGCTGTTGAATTTATCTACACTCATACAGGACTCCTTTCACGATGGGCTTCACCGCCATCTCTACTACCCACTGGAGGTGAAGCCCCGTTTTGAACACAAAAGCATCAATCTTTTTTATAAAAATCTGTTTCATAACCATCGGCACGGAGCAACAGTCCCACCGCCCAGGGCGGAGTTCTGCCCATCTGTTCGCAGACTGCCTGCAGAGACATCCTGCGATCCGCTTCGATGACAACTTCATCGTGGATATGCATCACAATGGAACAGCAGCGTAGCGTGTTCATTGCATAGCAGAGAATGTCACGGGCAGTTGCCTGGACGATGTTTTCCACGAACTTGGGACCGTAGCTGTCGAGTCGCTCCCATTTTTTCGTGCCGCCGACACCCTCATAGGTGATACAATCGCCGCCGAACTTATTTGTGCCGACCTTGGGCTTTACATAGGAAAGCTGTCTGCCGGACGGAAGCGTAATAAAAAGCATCCCGCTCCTGCAGGAGAACTCAATGCCGTGGGTTTCGTTGGTGTGCTTGTAGCGCACTGCTTCCATTGCCGCACGGTCAACATCCCACCACAGTTTTGTAATGTTGGGATTGGCCTGCCTCCACGCATCCACCAGAGGTGGCAGTTCCTCTTCGGAAAGCCCCATCTCCAATGCGCCCATTGCCTTCAAAGCACCGACCGATCCGCCGTAGCCGAGAGCCAATTCTGCGATTTTGCCCTTCTGCCGGAGGTGACCGTTGATGCCATGCTTTTCGACAGGGACACCAAACATCTGGGAAGCAGAAGCACAATAAATGTCCTTACCTTCAGCAAAGACCTTCTGCCGCCACTCTTCTCCGGCAAGCCACGCAATGACACGGGCTTCGATGGCAGAAAAGTCCGCAACGATCAGCTTGGCATCCGCTCTGGGGACGAATGCTGTGCGGATAAGTTGTGATAAAGTGTCCGGCACATCTTCGTAGAGCATTTCCAGAGCGTCGAAATCGCCGCAGCGGACAAGCCCACGGGCTTCCGCCAGATCCACCAAATGGTTCTGCGGCAGATTCTGCATCTGGATGATGCGACCCGCCCATCGACCAGTGCGGTTGGCACCATAGAACTGGAACATCCCTCTGGCGCGACCATCAGCACAGACAGCAGACTCCATTGCCTGGTACTTCTTCACCGAGGACTTGGCAAGCTGCTGACGGAGGGTCAGAACTTTCTGCAATTCCGGCGGCGCAGTCTTCAGCATTTCAGCCACAGCCTTTTTGCCAAGGGTGTCGGTCTCCATACCGTTGTCCGAAAGCCACTGCTTCATCTGCTGTACAGAGTTGGGATTCTCCAGAGCCGTCAGTTCTTTCATTGCCTGGGTCAGTTCGGAGCGGGATCTGCCATCCATCTGAATGGCCTGCTGCACCAGTTCCATGTCCAGGGCAACGCCACGGTCGTTGATTTCCTGGTCGATGTGGTATTCGTCCCAGACGCTGTCCGGCACAGGGTACTTGGCAAGTCGCGCCTGGATGGACATCTCGGTTTCAACATCACGGATGTTATATTTTTTGAAAGCCAACCACTTGTCCGGGGCATGAGCCGGAAGGTTGCGGGTGCGCTGACCGTTGGACTTGGTAGGCGCACAGGGCTGACAGAAATATTTGATGAGGTCTTTGCCTTCGGTCAGCTTCTGCTTCTCAAGCCCAAGCACTGAACCAACACCTTCCAGAGAAAGCGGCAGTCCCATCGTTGCTGCCCACACCATAGAACACTTCCATGAATCTGGCTCCAAGTAGTCTCCAGTGGGGTAACCCAGGTGCCGAGACAAGCAGATGCGTTCAAAGTTGGCGTTAAAGGCCCACTTGGTTACAGAATCGTCCTCTAAAGCGGCAACAATGTCGGCGGGGATCTGTTCTCCGCAGGCAAGGTCGACC